CCATGTTAGGTAGGATTGATGTTGAATCTAATTCTTACATAGTATGTAGTATTTGCACTTAAGTTTACTGCACCTGGCAATGTGTAAGAACTTAGGTTTGTTGAGTTACCAAGAGATTGGTGAACAATAGTTGAGAATGTATTTGCAGGAGCAAACTGCCAATCACTAGAAGAATGTGTGTAACCAGTCTTCATTGCAATAGCATCAACATTAATTGTAGGATTAAATGCAGGAGTAATAGTTTGGATCTCTGGTTGATCTACAAGAGGTGTTGTGAAATTTACTGCTGATGAGAAAGCACTTTCTAATCCTGCGTTATCTCTAAATTTAACTTGAACTGAATATGCAGTATCAAAATCTAGAGTACCAGATGGAACTGTAAATGATACTAAATTACCAGTGTCACCATTGGCAAATGTATTAGAAGTATCATATACAGTTACATTATCACTAACTCTTCTTATTCTCCAGAAACTAGAGAAGTGTGTTTGGTTTGCATATTCAACAACAAATGCTGAGGTAGTAATAACAGGTTGTCTAGAGAATGTTCTAGTTGTGTCTGCATCAATTGTTGGTGTGATAGTTGTAGGTGCTGATACAAATTCAGATTCATTAACAGTTAATGTTGCTGCAGTAGATGTTACGGTTGTTGCATTAGTATTTGTTAGCACACAACGGAATTGCTCCGATGGACTTGTTGGATATACTGTAGTAGGAGTTGTATATGTTGCTGAGTTTGCACCGTTTATAGTCACCCAGTTTGCACCAGAGTTTGTTGACTTCTGCCACTGATAAGATATCACTCCACTTGTTATTGATGCAACAATATTAAATGTTCCTGTTCCACCTTCAATCACAGCAGTAGAGTTTGGTTGTGTGCCAATTGATATTACACGTAAAACTGTAAGTTCTCCATGTGTTGAAGTGATACTTGCTGCAGCACCTACAAGAGAAACCACACATCTGTAACGATCTAAATTATCATTAGCAAATACTAAAGTTGGTGTTGTATATGTTGCACTAGTTGCTGATCCCACTGATGCATAGTTTGCACCACCATCATCAGATCTTTCCCACTGGTATGTTGGGGTTCCACTACTACTTGATGCAGTCACTGCAAATGATGATGTTGCACCTTCATTTCCAGTAGCGTTTGATGGTTGTGATGTTATCTGCAATGTTCTTTGAACTGTTAGTGTAACAGCGTTTGTTGTCGCAGGAGCAGATGCACCAACAGCAGATATTTGACAACGATATTGGTCAGCATTGTCATCTGCATATGAAGTAACTCCTGTTGTATATGTTGCGTTTACTGCTGCTCCAATAGCGTTCCAGTTAGCTCCACCATTATCAGATCTAAACCACTGATATGTAACACCAGGTTCATGTGAAGACATACCTTCAGCACCACCACCTCCACCAGAAGGCGTAGTAAAGTTATCAGTTTCAAATGATGATGACGCAGCATTACCACCAATAGGTGCCATTGTCACTCCACCAAGTGTTGTGAATGTTGCAGTCTGTCCTTCATCTACTGTTGCTGCAGATGGTTGAGATGATACAACAACGGTAACAGTTTCTACTTGCAATGTAGCAGCGTTAGATGGTGTAGTAGTTGCACCAGTGCATGAAAGTAAACAACGATACTGGTATGTGTCGTATGCAGATGTTAATGTAGGTGTTGTATATGTTGCTGTAGTACCACCAGTTCCTTCAGATACATTAGACCATGTAGATCCGTTTGTAATAGATACTTGCCACTGGAATGTAATGTCACCAGGATCTGAATCAGATGTAGTTGCAGCAACGCCAAATGAGGATGTGCCACCAACTGCCCCAGTTATATTAGTTGGTTGTGATGTAATGTTTATAGTTCTTTGAACAAATAGTCTTGCAGCACTAGTAATAACTTGCGTTGCACCTGTTGCGTTTAGTTTGCATCGGTAGTAATCACCGTAACTATCATCGTAAGTTGTTGTACCAGTAGTATATGTTGTAGAGAAAGCACCACCTATAGCAGAGTAATTTACACCATCTCCATTTTCAGATTTTTCCCACTGATATGTAACTGTAGCAGCATCTGCTGTAGAGCCAGCACAAGTAAATGAACCAACAGCAGGAGAAATTGGCGTAGAGTTTATAGGTTGTGTGGTTATAGTAATCGTTCTAAACACTGTTAACGTAGCTACGTTTGAGTAAACAGGTGCAATAGCTGTGGATGTATCTAATTTACAACGATACTGATAAGAGTTCTTAGCATAGTCATCGTCTACAACCAGTGTATTACTAGTTGCTCCACTATACCCACCACCATTAGAAACATTAGACCAACCAGCTCCACCATTACTTGAGAACTCCCATTGATATGTAATTGTAGAACCATCAGAACTAATACCCGCTACAGGTCCGAAGGAAACTGTTCCACCAGATCCTGCTTCTATACTACCGTTTGATGGTTGTGCGGTTACGTTAATTAGAACTCCAGTTCCAGTTGTAGTAAATGCATATGACTGTGCGTTACCTGTTACGTTTTCAGTAACAGTAAAATTAAATGTTGTATCAATATAATCTGATGTTACTGTTCCAGATAGATTTCCATTAGTTGTATTAAATGTTAAACCAGATGCACCAATAGCATCTCCACTCAATGTGTATGCCTCAAAGGTTGGTTCGCTTGCAAAAGTAGTTCCAGCTAATCCAAGATTTTCATTTACACTAGCACCGTTAGCATATGATGCTATAGTTCCAGATGATCTATCCCAAGTTACAGTGGTGTCTATGTATGGATAGAAAGCACCTCTTTGTGTTGTAAGAGTTGAACCAGTTCCTGCATAATTAAAGTCAACACCTGAATCTACAGGATAATATGTAACGGTAGAAGATTGTCCTGCTTGTTCTTGTGTATCAGTTGATGATGTTAATGTAGTAGATGTAGATACTACGCCATCATAACTTTCATGTGTTTTTTCTTCTGATTTAATCAGTGCGAGATAGTTATTTAATCCACCACCAGTTGTACCTGCAGTAGCATTATTAGGTGCTTGTATTGTAATACTATTGTTAACTGCACTTTCTGCTTGTATATTCAACCAACCAGAATGTGACAGTGTAGACATGTTTATACCACCAACTATCACGCCACCACTACCACCAGGTGCATTTGATACTGTGATAGTTCCTATCATTCCACTATGCACACCACACTGATAATAATATGTTCCTGCTGTGTTTGGTATCCAAGATACTGTTGAATTACCTGTAGAACCTTGACCACTAGCAGTTGGAGTTGTTACATTGCTACCTTGATTTGATACTCTGATATAAAATGGGTGATTAGTTGCAACGTTTGATAAGTTAAAATTAATTGTATCTCCAACATAGACTGTAACTCCTGCGTTGTTACCACTAACAGAACCATTTCTATCTGTTCCACTAAGGGTATAGTAACTAGCTGATGGTGCAGTTGTTGTTATATTGTAAGTTGTGGGTGTAGAAGATCCTGCTCCTGCTGTAGATCCAGTAGTCCTTAACTGAACTTTCTTACCTACATTTCCTAAGAAATGTGAAGCATCAGATGGGTTGAACTTGACTTCTACAAAGCTATTTCCAGATAAAGTGACATATGGATTGTCTATAAGTTTCTTATCTACTATGCTGTTAATAGGATAGTTAACATGAGTTCCAGTTCTAATGTCCCCAGCTGTCCCTGTAGATCTTATAAATTCTTTTGCTAATAATGTTAAATTATTTGTAGTTAAAGTATATCCGTTCTTACCACACCATGCTGCGATAATACCACAGACTATAGGTCCTGAGAATGATGTACCATCTATAGTGCTATAGTTACCAGTGCTTGTGTATGGTGTATTTGCAGTCCAGTCATATGCAGGAAGTAAAATCTTTTCGCCAGGTGCCACTGTAGTACAACCACCACCATAGTTAGAAAAGAATGCCCACCTATCGTTATAAGATGTAGCACCTACTGTAATTTTATTTTGATTTGCATCTACATTGTTAATACCACCATTAGTATTGTCTGGATATCCTGCTGTTCTTCCACCCGCTACAGTCTTAGTTTGTAAAGGTCCTGCAGTTACATCACTACTATTTTTAAATCCATTTCCAGCTGACCTAACAATTATAATATTTTTTGTGCTAGCTATAGTTCCCTCAATGTCATCTAACATTTCCTCATCAGTTCCTACGTCATCACCACTATCATTGAGTTCTATGTTAGGTGAGTTCTGTGTAGGAATGGTAGGTCCGAACGATGCATTGATGACAGCTGGACGATTATTACCTTTGTAATTAGCATCAGTGCTGTCGTTATGATCTATAACTGCTTGATATGCACCTAGTATTGCACTATAAGTTGCACTTACTGAGCTATTAAATGCTTTAAGTGCATATATTTTTGCATCACTACATATCCCAGCTGTTCGACCAGCTGCTAGAACTGCACATTGAGTTCCATGCCCCTGATCATCTTCATTGTTACTACCATAAGCACCCGCATAGTGTGACATCTGATAGACTCTATAGTTCTGTTGTTCAGCAGTACCGTTAAAATCAGTAGCAAAATCCTTATCATATAATTCTGGATGCAATGCTGCGTTGTTACCTGTAGGTCTACTTGCACCACGAACACCAGAGTCAATAATGTAAATATCTACACCATCGCCATATCCTCCTGCTGATTGACTGAATTGTCTGTTTAAATATTGCCTATCTTGTTTTGTAATTCTATCTAAATGCCAGTAGTCATGAATGTTTATAGTTCCGTATCTATCTGGTGATGAAGTAAATCGTCCCATACCAGAATGGTTTCCACAGTAAAAGTATAAGATAGATGGTGTGGTTGAACCAACTGTCAGCACAGTTGTACCATTTGTGCCAGGTGTTCCTGTGTAAGAAACTCCTGTGCTTAGTTCTCCTGTACCACCAGTAGTCCATGTGCCATCTGGTGTCTCAGAAAATTTTAATGGATGAGTAGCGTTGGATGAATCACTTTGATCAAATGTATATGTACCGCCTTGTAAGAATCCTACTTGGTTATAATATCTTGTAAAAGATCCACTAGAACTTTGCCCAAACACAAAGAAATCACTACCACCAATGTTTTGAACTTTTACATATACTGTTCCCGAACCAGATGTAGTTAAACTTCTAGTATTGCTTGTTGCTGTTGTTTCACCTACAGTATTGACAGATGCAGACCCAGATGTATCAACATTGAGAGATGCCTCAGTAGGCATTGGGTCTCCTGCATATACTTCAGTATCCCATGATGCATTCTTAACTACATTTAATGCACGTAGTTGACTAAGAGTATTAGTTTCATACCTTGTAGGGCAATTGAAAGTAATTATTTGAAATGTTCTAAATGATTCTACAAAGGTAAGGTAACCATATAATTTTAAGATCGCAGCAGCTGCCTGATCCATATTATAGTTATCACTGACCCTTACTATTACCTTCTTCATCTGTGGTACAATAAGTCCTTCAGATATATTTATGTATTACCGTCGCCCGCCTGTGCTAATAGTCTTTGAACTTCACCTTCAGATACTTTTCCACCCATTCTTTCTGCGGGTTTAGTAAATGTTAAATCATGTTTTTCATCAAACTGAAACTTGGTTCTAAGATGTGTTCTATCTCTTTCTACTATAATATGGTATGATTTTCCATACAAATTAGAGGTATAACCAATAGATATGATTGGTCTACCTGTATACAAATCTCCTACATTGTATGGGCAAGTTTCTGGAGTACCGTCAAACAGTACCTTTAACTGCCTAGAATTTACATGTTCTTGCTGTCTAAGTTCACTTGACTTCTTCAGTGGCATTTTCTTCTGGTTTCTTGAGTGTCATATTAAGTGCTTCAATTGCACCTTCTAATCTCAACGTCTGCTCCTTGCGACTGCTGAGTTGTTTTTCAAGTTCAACGATAGTTGCTTTTTGTTCTTTTAACTGGTCGGTAAACTCTTTGACCATATTTTCAACGTCCATGTTTTAAAATCATAAGTGTATTATTTATTATAGCACAAAATATCAAGGACGCATACCTCTCACATCTTTTGGATTGTGCTTACCCCATATTTGTAGGGTTACCCGATACTGTGTTGCTTCCATTGATACTGGTGTTACCATGTGAGTTTCTGAATCATCATTCAATACTAAAGTATTTCCCTCTGGTATTATTGCTCTCAGGGTATCTTCTCCCTTCGGTTGCCATACAAAAAGACCTCCATAATTCATATGCCATTCCTCATTCAAATATAAAGTAGCACCAAAAATATAGTCTAAGTCTGTATGTGCAGATATACCTGACCCCCTTTGCCATAGATGATAGTTGATATTGATATCATGATACTCTGGTAAAACTTTATTTAATTCTGGAATCAAAAGATCTCTCAACCACTGTGGAGTTTCTTGCACTAATGTAGATCCAGTTGTACCAATACGCAAACCAGAATTCCATAGTATTTCACTACTAGACCATTTGTATGCTCCAATATTTTTTTGTAGATGAAGTCTTGCCTTATCTAGAGTTTCTTTTGTTAAAACGTTTTTAATAATTTTCATCGGTCATAAGCAAAGTGAGCGTATCTACCATCGGCATCTACATAATGAAAAAATATTTGGTGATAGTATTGATTCTTTTGACACTTCAATTCCTCTCTCCAATGTTGTATCTCTACACCATTATACACCACTGCATCACCTATGTCACATTTGTAACTAACAATCCTATCTCCATGATTAAAATATATGTGCCAATCCTTATCTAAATTAGATGATAGATGTAGTGATACGCTAACCTCACAAGCACCTCTATCAATATGTTTTTTTAAATCTTGACCATTTAAGTATACTCTTTCAAAGTAATATGTTGGATACAATCTCTTGTTTAACTTCTTTTCTAATTTCTTTTTAATTTTATAATGCATTACATAATACATGGGATTGCTGTAAATGCAAATTGAATTTGGTACCTGAGTTGGTATGGTAGTAGATTCTAGATTGAATTTACCTCTTGTTTTTTTATATTTAATTTCAATACCTTGTGGCATCAAGTTGTAATTTTTTCTTAGTTTCTCACCTTCATCTTTATACTCTGATACGTCAATAAGATCTTTATATAAAAATGATTTCATTTCCATCGAGGTCCCATAACCCAACCAACAAGTGATCGTCTCTCACCTTCTGTAACTTTTTTTACTCTGTGTTTTAAACGACTGTCAAAAACTATTATAGTTCCTTGTGTTTTAGGAGCAACATATAATACACCCTCGTCGTCTATGAACTGCAAGTCTCCTCCTTTATATTCATCATAGTTACTTAACTGAACTGAGAATGATAGTTTTCTACAGTTATCATTTTCAAAAAATGAATCTGTATGCCAGTGGTAAAAATAACCAGGTTTATACAATGAGTATTGTATCTTCCCATTATCAAACCCTGAGTAAATATCATACTTAAAATTCTTATCATTTGCTAAGTCTATGTAATGTCTACAAAAACCATTGATCCATGATGAATCAGGAACCCAATGATTTACACTCTTCCTAACATGACTTGCTTCTTGTCCTACTACCTCTGCTTCTTTTAATTCTGTGTCTGATTGTTTTAATACCTTACAAACTTCTTCACATACAGATTTTGGTAACAACGTCTCATACCAATAATACTTAAACATATGCAAACCATCCAGTCATAATATATTTCACTTGAGATGCACTTACCTGTGACCTATGAAAATGAGTCCAGTAAGGTGGCCATATAACCATCTTACCAGACTCTGCGTTGCATGTAAAGTTTTGGTAATCAAATTCTGTTCCACCTCGATCAGTAAGTGTGTTTAAATAGAGCATCCATACTAAAACTCTCTGTGATGATTCAGTACATGGTACCTCACAGTGCCAAGTTTTATATCCTTCATTGGGATAAAACCTTTGAAAATTTATGCCAGGTTTTTGTATTGCCCATTCATCTAAATCATCTAGGTGATTATATTTTTCTTTGTATAAATCTATATTATTATGCAATGCATTATAAACTGGAGTAAATGCTTTATTCCAGTCTTCATTATTATTAATGAGATCGCTGTTAAGTAATATCTCTGTATCTTGTTTATTTTCTGGATTATATCCTAATGTAGTATGACCAGGTTTTTGAAGTTCGGGAGATGATTCAAATAATGTTATCAATGATAAACATTCTTCAGATGTAACGCTGTCTGGATATTGTTCTATAAAATTACTCATCGTTGGGTCCGCAGTTTACACATGTCTGCGGTATCCATTGTAGCGTATCTTCGTCCCAATTCCAAGTAGATATTAACCTACCGTCTTTTTCTGTAATAGGAGGTTTTGGATGTGGAGGTTCCCACCACATAGTTTCCTCATTCAAATGCCAAGATTCAAACCTTCTTTCTGGGTAAAATATGTTTTTGACAGGGTGATAGTTGTTGCCTTTTGAAGGTCTACGTGTTTTTTCTGTTGCCTGTATCCATCTGCCAGGTGACAATCCTATTGCTTGAAACTGGTGTATTGATCTTAGTTTGTCAGCATCATCGCATGTAATAACTTGTTCAACGACATTGTTGTCATTCACATACGCAAAATAATTAAATTCATCCATAGTTTAAAATAATTTATTTAACCCAAGTAGTGTACCCCTGAGCGTCAAGTGTAGGACCACTTGCTTGATACCACCCTTCATAACTTCCTTCTGAGTTTCCATGCCCTAGATAGCATCCACCATTAGGGTCACCACCTGTTGATGCTGTTCCAACACCTCCAAGTGTTGATTGGTTTGTGTTAGCATTGTAACTACCATCATAATTATTATCTTGTTGAACACCGTCAACTGAGAAGTAGTTAGCAGAACCTGATATTCCATTTCCACTAGAAGTTACGGTAACTTCATTTCTAATGTGAATCTCAGTTAATCTATCTGCTCCTTTACCATTAATCTGCCATTCTGCTTGCACCCATGTTCCTAAGTTGTTTAGTGCAGAAGTCCATGTGTATGTTCCGTTAAGACTTCCACCACCCCAACCAAGAACTCTACATGCAGACCAGTGTAGATTGTTAATTAAACTTCCAATAACATAATCTGAATTTGGATCAGGAGTTCCAATAACACCAGATCTATCTAAGTGGTAGTTACTGTTGTTTCTACCAGATCCACCAGGAATTGTAGAACTAGATGCGTTGTTAGATGCAACTAACATCCAACCACCACCTGTCATCCAACAATAAATTTGCTGTGCTGAACCACTCCAACCAGGTGGTTTGATCCAGTATGTACCATCAGATGCACTTGGGTTAGCAGCAAGAATTGCAGCAGCACTAATTGCAGGATTACCAGAGGATTGTCCTATAGTATTGTCCATATCAGATATAGGATATCTAATAATAACTACACCGTTACCACCTCTTCCTGCAGTTCTGTTGGGGTATCCTGCACCACCGCCACCACCGCCAAATCCATCGGCACCATTACCACCAGGTATTGTTCCTGCAGCATATCCACCGCCACCTAGACCGCCAGGTTGTATGTTGTTATTTGGGTTGTTGCAGTTTGCTCCTGCACCACCACCCGCATAGTATCTGTTTGTTCCACTAATATCATATAATTTTCCATCACCACCATATCCTCCACGTGGTGCACTTCCATCTTCTCCTTGTTCGCTAGCTCCACCGCCACCGCCTCCACCCCATTCGGGTGATGATGGTGTGCAGTTTCCACCCGCATTTCCATATCCTCCACTAGCAGATGTTGGTTGCAGTCCTGCTTGTCTAGTTCCACTGTAAGGATGACTTCCTCCTCCACCAGACCCACCAGGTCTTCCATTACCAGAATCAACAGAACCACCCGCACCAGCTCCACCGCCACCTAAAGCGATATAACCCATGAAAGAACTGTCTGATCCATTATCCCCTTTTGTATCTTGGTTATTATATCCTTGACCACCACTACCGATAACTATAGGAAACGCTCCTTTAGAGACAGCAACGTTTGACTTATATACAAGTCCTCCTGCACCACCGCCACCGTTACTACAGTTACCGTCAGAGCAACCTCCTCCACCACCACCGCCAATGACGATGAAATCCATATACGCATTTGCATCTGAGTCTACAACATTAAAAGTTCCAGAGTTATAGAATTTATGTATCTTATAATTTCCTTGTGAGTATACCTCATCTCCACCAGTTGCATTAACTGTTGCGTCTGTTAATTTTTTCCATGCATTTCCATCATAAACTTTAACAACTCCATCCGTACTATCGAATGCTAGAAATCCTGCGGATATACCTGTTGTAGGAAGATTGGCAGTTGTAAAACTTGGTAGTTGAACTCCACCTGTACTGTTTACAATGCCGACGTTAATTTGTGACATTACTTATAATCGTCGAAAGGGTATATTAGAGATTCATGTCCCTCTGAGTATTTAGCTATTGCATCTCCGTAAACTTTATGAAAGTCTCCTCCCTTGCCAGGTATTACACCTTTATCAATATCTTTCCAAAGATTCCAAAACAAAACTGAAGAGGCTGGCACTGCTGTCCTACACTCTGCCCTTTTCTTTTCTTCTTCGTATTCCTCATTCATTAACTGAAGAGTTTCTTCCCACTCATCTTCAGTTGTAGTAAACGCATCTTCGTCAACTGTTCCATCATCGTTTAATATTCTGACTATTCCGTCTATGTCAGAAAAATATCCTCTGTTTGGATAAAGGTATCGCATCACATCAGCAGTGCATGGTGGCACTGGTGGGCGATCCCAATGTAAATATTTCATAGTAAAATCAAGTAAAATTAAGTAGGAGCAAACTCCTCAATATAGAAGTCGCTATAGTTCATGTAACTAGGATAATTATTCCATACATCACAACCCCAATGTCCTAACATTACATTAGCACTAACTGAGGTTCCTTGAGTCAATCCTGGTGCTACGACAAACATTCTATTAATACTAAAAGAACCTACGTGGTCACTATCTCCATGACCAGCTCGTTGCCACGTATCTCCACTACCGCCATTGACACCACAAACTTGTGAACCGTTAAATTTGAATGCAATGTTATAACCATTACCACCACCAGTGCTACTACTATATGTTTGTGTATCAGATCTTAAAAGATATATTCCATTACTAATTGATGTAGTGAAGGTTATAGTGCTGCCAGGACAGTCGTAGTAATTCTGGGATTGACCACTACTTAATGCTAGTTGATCCCCACTATTATTTTGATAACCACTAGAAAATCCAGTAGCATCGGTGTTACCCCACCTTTTTCCCCATATGTTTAAATGTTTTCCTGTACTAGCCATTAGACTCCCTCCCTACTAAATTCCATACACCACCATCCCATAAGAGATTTATAACTGGTGCTATAATTAACAGTTGCTCCAGTGGTATTCCATGCCCCAAAGGAAAGACCTATTTCTATAGTAGATCCTGCTGTTAATCCATGATCAATATGATGTATTCTGCCATTGTTAAAACTTCTGTAAGAATCTCCACCATTACCAGATCTAGACCATCCATTACCATTACTACTAGATCCACGTCCTAGGACTCCACCTTCACTCCCTGAGTTCCAGTAGATAGTAGAATCGCATCCACTACCAGATGATGCTAACCATCCTTGAGTATAAGACTCTACAACTAAAAGAGATCCAGTTTCTTTGATAGAAAATGATTTATTACTATTAGGAATATTTACATAACTATAAGCACTTTGACCAGTGGGCGTTTGCTGTGCCCAAACTTGCATAGTTACTTGTTGTATACATCTCCCTGCTTGTGGATATTGATGAGCCATAATTAACTTGCTATGTTTACGAATTCCTTTATCACAAAGGTAGATGAAGGGCTATAACTAGGATAGTTAAAGTAATGATTACCACTACCACTCCAATGTCCGCACTGTATATATGCTGTTACAGAGGTTCCTGCTGCTAGGTTTGGAGATACAGTATACATCTTTTTCAGATTAAATGAACCAGAAGAAATTCCAGAATGAACTGCTCCCATCCATGTATCACCATTACCACCAGGTTCTCCCGCATACCTAACACCATTAAATTCAAATGCTATGTTTACACCTGATCCAGTTCCTGCTTGATATCCACACATGTCAGCATACATTACAAAAGAAGAGTTTGCTTCTATTGTATTAAAAGTAAGTGTAGAACCAGTATGATTTTGATATACTTGGTTAGGACCTGAGGTGTTGAGACTAGAACCAAAAATTGTATAGTGCATTCCAACAACAGAGTTACTCACAGCAGGAATTGTTGAAACACGTTGCCAACTAGTTCCATTATAAAATTCTATAGTTTTAGTTTCATTATTAACTCTTGTCTCTCCTAAAACTGGAGCAGTTGCTCTTTGTGCTTCAGTTCCATTTGGCAATACTATACCAGATGTATTATCAGCTGCATTAACTTGAACGTTTCCTGCAATCTTTAACGTACCAGTTCCTGATACCGTTGTTATTTCATCTACTTTTAATTGACTTGCCATAATTAATTCTCCGCTACAAATACATAATGGGTTTGCCCAGAACCAGAAGCATTCCAACCATACAAACTTCTAGAACTAGATGGATAAAAATAACCCTCTGAAGTCATAACTCTTGAGGTATTTCTCCATGGATAGTGTTCTCCAGAACCAGTTCTCTTATAATGCAAACCTGCAGAAGTAGTATTGTAACTACTAACAGTAGTTCCATATGGAATAGATCTTACATGTTCAGAAGTAGCATTACTAATTTGATAGGTACCACCTGGTATGATATTGGTTCCCCAAACATCCCAATGTGGAACCATTGATCCACCATAAGGAGAAAGTAAAGGAGGATTATTTCCAGTGTGATGATTCTTCCAAGTTTCAAAGGTACCATTAGTAAAGTATGTTCTAGTTATACCAGCTAATGTGTTTATACTGGTGTCGAAAACCGCCCAGTAAATATATGGACTTTGGTTAGTTCCATTGAATAATCTATTCATTAACTTATGCCATTCCTCAACTGATATAGTCATAGCATTGGTTTGATTCATAATTCCCTTTGAGACAATATTCAATCCAGTTATATTGTAAACCCATTGAGGACCTCCAGATGGAATAGTTCCAAGACCAGCTAAGTTATCACATACAAATATTTGAAATGGGACATAGTTATCTGGTTTAATCCATCTAGCAGTTGGTGAAGTTGCACTTAAACCTTGTATAACTTCCGCAGCTGCATATCCTGCAGTAAGTGCAGTTGTTCCAGTTAATCTTGGATCTCCAACATTAACCCATGCAGTGCCATTATATAATTCTAAAACTGCAGTCTCAGTATTGTATCCAAGAGAACCAGTCTCAGGACCTGATGGTCTGGTTGATGTTGTCCATGTAGGAAACTTCAAACTACCATCAATCTCCAAAGCATGACCAGATGGAATCCTAATTTTATTGCTATAGGCTGAAAGACCTAATATATCATGAACAGAAAGTGTACTCATTAGACAATACTCCAGCTACCACCATTAGTTATCGTTACTGTGGTACCGTTATTTATAGTGATAGGACCAGCAGACATACAGTTGTCAGTTGCAGCAACTGTAACATTTTCAGCGACTGTTTGACGGTTACGTTTGAATACTCCGTAAGTATCAATCCATTGTTTATCACCTGTTGCTCTTAGAACTGTGGTCTTTTGTCCAGATGATAAACTCTCAGTTGCGTTAATGCTAAGACCACTAGCACCCTCAACGTTAACTCTGTAGTCTGTTTTTAAAACTCCATTACCCGCAAAGTTCCAATAACCATCATTATTAGTTCCTCTGTTTTGCTGACCAATCTGGAAGAATATTGTATTGTTTCCGTTAATAACAGTGTAACCATTATTAGAGAAGTAGAATCTTCCAACACCATCTGTTGATGCTGCGTATACGTTAACATCACCACGAAGATATGGTAAGGTTGTTGCACTGTAACCTTGAAGTCTAGCAGCGTTTAGATTAGTACACTCAGTGGTAGATGTAACTGCAATTGGTGCAGTACCAGTTGCAACACTAGAAGAAATTTGTGAGTCTGTTCTAAGAGTTTTTTGTAGTTGCAATCCACCATCTGCTCTAAAATATGCTGCTTCAACAGGAGTTCCATTAGTCTTAGTTCTGAAACGAATAGCAGCAGCAGAAGTAGCAAGACCATCGTAAACCTGATCAAAGTACATGTCTCCAACGCTATTGTCATAACGCATTAAGAAACCTTCAGTTGTGCCATTGTTTTGACCAGTCATTCTGATCTGAGGATCAGCACCACCACTAGAACCACTAGCAGTCATTCTAAGTTCAACAGTAGATCCACTATCACTATTCAAGTGTAGGAGTGTAGATGGATTATTTGCCTGATTACCAATACCTACATTCTCACCTCTCCATACCATTGTGGTATCTGTACCACTCGTTCCATAGTATAAGTAAGTTGCATTGTATCCAAAGTATTTGGTATCGTTACCAAATCTTATATAACCTTCATTACCTTGAGACTTACCTCTAAGTGCAGCAACGTTAGTTCCAGATTTACCCCAAGTAAATCCTGATGTGCCACCAATACTTAATGATGCTTCTCCTGAGTTGTTTGCAAATACTTGGTCAGCAGTTAAGTCATTAACTGTTAAATGTCCTGATGCATCTCTACGTGCGATTGTGTCACCTGTAGCAGCAGTAGATTGAACATAACCATCTAAGTAATGGGCGTCTAGTTGAGAAGAACTACCATCGTTTCCTGCATGCCACATGGTGTTACCATTGACGGTAATATCACCAGTGTTGAATCGGATTGTTCCATTACCATCTGAGGTGTTACCACCAGAGACGATCATCTGAACGTCATAGTTTGGTGCTTGTCCACCAGAACGGAAATCTATTGTTGGTGTTGTGGATGTTGCTGCCTTACCAATCTGTAACTTAGCACCCGCTGCAGCATCACGTAATCCAAATACTGTTGAAGATCCACTAGAAACTTTGTTGGATGATGATACAGTCCATTTTGTGCCAGGATTAGGTCCGAAGACATAAACGTTTGCGTTAGTATTTGCACCAACAAAGTTAATTGTTCCAGTTACAAGTGAATAAATTTCACCAGTTGTATGTGTAAGTTCTTGAACACCGCCAGAACTATCAACTACAAGAGAACCAATGTTGTTTGTTGCACCTACGTCAGAGTAGATAGTATATGTTCCACCATTGTTGATGTTACCACCAACACCACTATTACAATGGAAGTCTGGAATGTATAATGTAAATTTATTACCTGTATCATTAACATAGAAGTTCTCAAAGACCATCTTGTCTTTACCAAGAACTTCTGGTAAGAACATATCACCTATAGGTGCTGTGATACCACCACGTGTGTCACCTATGTTATAACCTGTTTGATACCATAGACCTTGTTTACCATCCATCTTATCGGAATCAAGACCACTGGAAGAACCATCGTTAGCTTCAGACCATACTTTGTTCCAGTTAGAATAAACTGCGTTAGTGCCACCGTTACCTCTAATGTATAGATTATTATTATCTGTAAATCCTAGTTGGATAGAAGCAGTTCCTGTTGACTGTCTTCTATATGTTAGAACACCGTGTGTGGTTCCACCGTCAGCAAGACCATCAGCACTGTTGTTTCTAAGTGCAGCAGCAACACCATTCGCTGCAGCAGCAGGAGCAGGGTTTGATGTAAGTGATGCAGTCTCGTTAAAGATTCTGTTAGCGGTGTCAGCAGTACCAGATATAGAAATATTATATGTTGTATTTGCTAGTCTTGCAGGATCTAATGTTCCTTGAGTTAAATTACCCGCATCCTGATAGAATACACCTTGGTTACCATCTAGTTTGTCAGCATTAAGTTCAGATCCTGCACCCTGATCAATTGCAACACTACCACTGTTATCAATAATAAATCCACCTTGATCTTGGTTACCAACTGCTTGGTTAGTTACATCCTTTCTAAATCTGAATACACCATAATTACCATATACAATGGAACTTGCTGTTAAATTATCACCCTTTCTAATATCAATATCAATGTTACCGAATGCACGGTTAATTGTTCCCTTAACTGCAGTAAGGTTTCCTCCAGATCCACCACCTAGTTCTGATGGAACTGTGACTGTAAATCCTGCAGTATATCCAGTTCCTGAGTCAGTTACACTAGCACTTGTAATTGTTCCACCAGAAACTACATAAGTTCCTCTTGCAACGTTGTCACTACTAATGGAGATATTACCACCGTCCATTGGAATGTTTTGATATGTTCCGTTCGTATATCCTGTACCACCACTTACGATTGTAATACTTTCAATGTAACTACTATCTGATAAAGAACCACCAATAACAATAGCGTCTTGTGTAGAAGGTCTAATAGACTGTAATGCATACTCCCATGATGAATCACCACGTAAGAATGTGTAAGAGTTTGCAGTTCCCTTACCAGCCATTCTTTCTGGGTCAATTGTTCCTGCAACGATGTTAGAAGCATCAATGTTTGTTGATGTTAACTGTGTCCAGTTAGCAGCGTTAGATGCAGAAGTGTTAATAACTCTAGAAAGGTCAATGATTCTCTTTCTAGCCATGTTGCCACTGTTACTTCCACTAGATGCAGAAGTTACAGAATACTGAGTAGAGTTGATTAATGATATGGTATAGAAACCATCTGATGCAGCACCACTTGTAAAGTCAAGATATACAAGAGCAGCGTTAGATAATCCATGACTAGTGCTCTCTGTGATAGTAATCGTAGTGCCACTCTGAGAATATGTTCCAGTTGCTTCATTGACTAAACCTTGATCTAATATAAAATCACCCGCATCAAACTTAATACTGTTTGCAATATTAATGTTTACACGTGCTTCAATCTGTGCAGCAATGACTGCTGTAGTTCCACTGCCAGGTGGTGAAACAGTTACAGTTGGTTGTGTATAATATTTTGAACCCGCATTTGTAATAGTAACCTTAGTTACAGAACCGTTAGTGACATTTGCTGTAGCAGCTGCCTGTGTTCCTCCTGCAGCTGGTGCAGATATTGTTAATGAGAAGTCTCCAGAATATCCAGTTCCAGCTGTGCTGATTATAAAGTTAAATATTTGACCATCGTTATATGCACTTA